AATACCTTTACGAAACGGCTTTCGAAAAGGAACGCATTAGTCAGCGGATTGCATTGTTGCTAAAGGAGTCAGCGATTGATTGCGAGATCCACCGAAAGCTCCACTCCAAGGAGAGACCGGTTGTTTCCTGTATGCGATTTGACAGTACAACCACGGGTGAAGATCTGGCATTCAAGCCAAATATCAAGAATGAAGAGTTGGATGAGACCGTGCTTCGCAATACATCACGGAAACATCGGCGTCTTCAGAAGGTTCTGGTGAAAGGAATGTCGCTGATCCTGGACCCCGATTCCAAGGAGATTTTTGATGGACCCGCGTGGGATGATAAACAGCGCTTATTGCGAATGGGTGAACTGGTCAGCCCTACTTCGATCCGGTTTCTGCTCTAACATCCTCCAGCCATGAAGCGCACACGGACTCCCAGGTCTTAAACTCAAAGGATGCAGCTGCTGCCTTCTTCTCGGGAAGAGTCTTGATCGCAGACGCCATTGCATCCGCAGTCTTCTTGTAGTCAAATGTAGGCGCCCAAAGACCCAGTGGCATTGTTCCTGAGAAATACGTGCGATCCTCTGGAGGAATGAACGTGCACACACTCTCGTCCATAAATGCACGATAGGTTCCAATATCCGTGACGATCTGAGGGGCACCTGTGTAGAGGTGCTCAATCTGACAGAGACCAAATCCCTCGCCGTCGGACACATTGATACCAATGTCGGCTGCGTTGTAGATCTCATTAATCGAGGCATCTGGAACAGGCTTTGCCGACGTATCCACCATCATGAGGCGCTTGGAAAGCTCATTGGGATCCAGACCCTGACGAACAAGCTCGGTCTGATAGATACGGCTCACATCGTAATATGCGCCCTGCTGACCGTTCAGACCCGTGACCACCATCATATGGTAAGGCTTCTTGGGATCACGACGGAGGAGCTCAACAAAACCCATGATGGCAAGATCATGGCGCTTACGCTGGGTATTGCGGTTTGCATTGACCATAAGGATGGCATCGGTTGTGAGATTCATTGACGCTCGGATTGTTGTACGAGCCGACATCGGGAGCTTTGAAAAGAAGGATGTATCGACTGCATTCTCGAGAACGCGAACATCTGGGAACGTTCCGTACTTGGAAAAGACATCTGCCCAGTACTTTGTGAAGCAGTAGATACGATCGGCATTGTTCTTCATCGTCTCAATCAGAGGTGGTGCAATTCCCTCGTACACCTGATCTACATAGAGCCAAAGCTTGTAGGGAGACTCCCCCTTCTTGAACTTCATCGCCTCAATGAACCGGTGGATGATCAACGGATCGTTATAGATCATGACGACATCGGGATTGACCATCTCCAGATACTCGTGAATCTTGTTGAATCCAAATCCCTCCTCCTTTGGATCCTCGTTGGCAGCCGCATCATATGCAACAACTCCATCGGGAACCTTACGAAGATTTCCTCGGGTAGGATGGCGCTGAAATCCGAAGTGATAGGTCTTCACCTTCGGAGCCAGAGTGCTCAGTTGCCTGAGAAGGTTAATAACCACCTTTGAATATCCCGTTGTCTGATCCACGTGAGTGCTAACGAGAACGAACCTCATTTAATGTGATACTCTTTTTCCTCCGTAAATCACAAATGCAAGTGAATAACGTACAAGACTATGTAACCCAGAAGAAGCGACAGATCATCGCTGCGTCTCTTGCGGTTGCTCCGCCTCCGCAGAAGCGCCGGAGCAATACCCAGTACATTGCTGTGATTGGAAATAAGTCGCAACGGTACACTCGGTTTGTTGGTGGTATGGGAATCAACGCATACTATCCGGCAACCCTAGGAACAACATTCACATCTACATGCTGTGTTCCAACAAATACAGCCACTACGACATATCTGGTCTAAACCCTTCTTCCTAGATACTAATAATGCCGGGTGCACTCCTCCAACTGGTTGCTGTGGGGGCACAAAACGAACTTGTCCATGGAAGCCCCTCCATGACGCATTTCCGCGCTGTTTATCGGCGCCATACGAATTTCGCCATGGAGTCAATCCGAATGACCTTTACGAGCTCAAATCTTGAGTTTTCGCCGACGACAACGAGGACTATCTCGTGTCGTATTGACCGGTATGCTCAGCTACTTCACGACACGTATCTTGTATTGACCCTTCCTGATATTTGGTCGCCCCTCTCGTATCTTGGCTATAACGTTCTTCCACCGAGCGGATATGATCAGCGCTCCACTGCAATTGGCTACGAGTTCAAGTGGATTGATAACATCGGGTACAACCTGATCGATCACGTTGAAGTGACCGCCAACGGTGTGGTTCTTCAGAGGCTCACAGGTGAGTGGCTCAAGTTTTACTCGTATCTGACTCACGACCCGAACAAGCGTGCGATCGTGGACCAAATGGTCGGCAATATTCCCGAGCTCAAGGACCCGGCTAATGCGTATGGCCGCCTTGGACAGTACCCCCACGCAGTGGCTCCTATTAATCAGCCTGGAGGAATCCCGAACACAAAGGTTCCTGAACCGTCTATCCGATCGCGCCAGCTGTTCATCCCTCTCCATTTCTGGTTTGCAGAGAACCCCGGAATGGCTCTCCCTCTCGTGTCTATGCAAAACTCAGATGTCTATATCAACGTTACGTTTCGTCCTCTGAACCAACTGTATACCGTGATTGATGTGAACCCTGCAAACAGGGGCACGACCTATGGAACACGCATCCGATCCAACGATGGTATTGGGCGGTTCCTGTCACCGCCTCTTGCAACGGGTGCCTTGAGTAATCCTGCACTGACAACGTTCTTCCCAGATCCGTATCTGGAGGGCAATTTCATCTACCTGACTGAGATGGAGATGGCGCAACTTGCAACTGCTGATCAGACCTTCTTGGTGAAGACAGTTACGTTTGTCAACAATCCTGGCCAGTATGGTGGTAACTCAGATATTGAAATTCCCTTTTTCAATTTGGTCACTCGTATTGTTTGGTCCACACAGCGATCAGATAAGATTCTGATCAATGACTGGGATAACTACACAAACTGGGACAAGCCAACTGTTGCTCCGTTTACATCAACGGGAACTGCAAACGATGCCTTTTCAACTATCACGAATTCAAGTGAAACGCAGACGTTCATGTATTCCAGTGGTCAGCAACAGATCTCATCGGTCTATCCTCGTGATCCGATCGTAACGGGTCAACTCTTGCTGGATGGCAAGGAGCGGTTTGCCGTGAAGCCGAATGGGTACTTCTCGCTTCTTCAGATGTACAAGCACACCACTGGGGATTCGCCTGTGATACCCGGTGTCTACATGTATTCCTTCGCACTGAACAACGACCTGTACCAGCCCAGTGGAGCAATCAACGGAAGTATGTTTAACAAGGTCATTCTGCGCCTGGGTCTTCAACAGCCTCTTCCTACTGCCCAGGGTGTTGCATCTCAGTCAACGGTGTGCGTCCTGAAGTCGACCGTGTTTAGTCCTAACCCCGTGATTGTCACGGCTGCTCAGCTTCTGCTTACAGATCCGAAGACAGGACTTCTACTGTATCCCCCGGATAGCATCGTATCTGTGGTTCGCAACACAAATGGAGACAGTGTTATCTTTGCCTACACCTACAACCTGGGCGTGTATGTTGAGTCAATTAACTTCCTACGTGTCGTAAGCGGTCTTGCGAATTTCGTATTCGCTAACTAATAATGAGCATCACAATTAAGAGTGCCACGTGGGGAGATGAAAAATCCACAACTGATATCACCAATGCAATGATTGAAAAGGCAAAGGATGGCTACCTAGACATGGTTGCCGATAACAGCCTTGTTCCGGCAGTTGACCTATTATCTGGATCCAAGACCGTTGCGATTGATGATTCTGAGAAGACAAAGATTAATGAAGATGCCATTAAGCTCTGTGGTGGAAATGCACAGGATCAGAAGTGCATTGATTTCCAAAAGAATCAGCTTGAATCTAGCACCTTGCAACGAAAGGTTGCGGAATCTCAGTCGTCTGCAAATATTGTGACTGGACGCCGATTGACCCTTACAGTCATTGACGCAAACGGAGTGGAAAAGGTCATTGCGATTCCGGATGGACAGAAGGTGAAGATGGGCGAAAAGCCCGCAGTGGCTCCCTTCAAAATGCCTGAGACATTTTCGGGTGGAACATGGGAAATCTTGACACAGTTTGGCAAGATCGCACTTACGATCATAATGACCCTGCTTTGGGTGTTTAGTATTGTTGCACCGTATCGGCTCTTCGTGTTACAGAATAAGCTGATCCTCGCATATGTCTTGACAGGCTTGGCTATTCTCATTCCCTACTCGGGATTGATCACAACGCCAGTAGCGCTTGCGTATTTCAAGTACATGGAACTGAAGCCTGCGAAAGTTGTCCCTGCTTAGTATAATGTTCCATCTCCTGTGGATTGTAGCGGGGATCATCGTGGGAATGTTGATTGCATGTATCATCGTTCCTCCCACGCGTAAACAGGTTGCTGTTCCATCTCCCCATGACAAGGGCGTGTTCCATACGGATACAGGGTGTGTTCGGACCCATGCAATTGAAGTCCCCTGTGGAGCTGAAGCTGATTCCTTCAACCTACTCGCAAGTCTCAACAAGAAGTAATGCTCGACATCACAAAATCACTTGAACGTGCGGGTCCCTTTTTCTCTTTTATCATCGGGCTTGGGATCTCCGTACTTCTGTTTCACCGTAACTACGCCACATATCGCATTCTTGGAGTCCCGTTGGAGGATGTAGAAGATAAGACTGTTAAAGTAGATGGAAAATGCTACAAGTACCGCGTGGAAGATGCAACGTGTGAAATCCCGTCTTCATCATAAACAATGGACGATTCAACTTCCCTGGACGCCCTACTCCCCTCGCCCCAGCTCCCTCAGTCTTTGCCTCCTATGCACGGTGTGTCCGGTTCCGACCACATCCAGCGTACTCAAATGGCGCCTTCTTTTAAGCCGTCGCTCCCCATGATGCGACTAATGTGGGCCAATCTCACTCTGTATATCTCATTCTTTCTGGCTACGGTGATCCTGTCGCTTTCGGCTCCCCGTGATCTCCTGCTCCGGTACATCCCGAATGCGTACACATCGGGTGGCGTTGTGTCGTGGCAGGGTGCTGGCGTTCTGGGAGCGGCGGCAGTTGTCGTATCCCACCTGCTGAACGTGTTCCTGTTGAGCTTCCTCGGCTAAAATGGATCTACACCGAACCTGTAACTGTAAGACAAATGCCTCTCATCAACAACTCCGAATGCAAGTACATCATGGGATCTATCGAGCGCGGAAATGAATATCATAGGACCGTGGGTACTCAAGTCTTTAACGAGTTGCTCGGTTATATCGAGTCAGCCGGTCCAGTAAAGACATTTGCAAAGGCTCTCTTCAATCGTAAGCCACCAGTCCTTCATATTCCCAATATTCCTCGGTATGTAACCACGAATGATACCGAGATTGATGATATTGATAAGTACAAGCTTGTCAGTGATTATGGAATGATTCGGCGCCTTGAGAACCATGTTGGTCATGTCAAGATCACAATTGAATATACTGGATATTCACACATTGCAATGCAGGTAAAATTCGTTCCACAGGTTATCAATAATCCCGAGGAAGAGCAGTCTGCGGAGCTTCCTGTTACAGATGATGATGAGAGCATCCAGGATCGTATGCTTCGGAAGGAGACTTCTTGGTAATACATAATATGACAACACCCCATAACTGCAACGCTTGTAGCGTATATATTTATGATGTCCTGAACTGCGATCTTTCAAGTCAGGACATTTATTATGGTTTTTACAATTTCAAAGCTGTAAAAAAGATTCTTCCAGAACTGGTCCGAGAGTTTCAGAGGATTGCCTCCGATCATCATTACGATGTGTTTGATACACCCGATCCTCGCCGTTCGATGCATATCGTCACTCGATTAACCGAGGAAGGTCTCGTGAAGAGAACAGGGATCTCCTATCATGGAGCTATTACAAGGGGCAAGCCACATACAATGGGATTTCATTGGGTCAACTATTACTTCCGAAAGTTGTCAGGTTTACAGCAGATTCATCGTGAACATTCAGGTGGTGTTGTTGAAGCTCCAATGCCGAAACTTGACCTAAAAACTCTTTTGAGGTACCTTGATGCAGGTCATATTTCTCCCGAGAAAATGGAAATGTATTTTAATGAACATGATGCATTACAGTAGATTCGATTAAAGACAAGTCGGCTTAAAGAAGTAATGTTCCTTCGACCTATTTATTTACAACAACCCCCTGCATGGTTTTACCCGCGCATCTTAGTCGGAGCAGGCGAGATGCTCTCACAGGGTTTTTCACGTAAATATGGGATTACCCATGTCATTAACTGTGCATTTCCCGAGGATTCTCCAACCTGGTTTAAGAATGCATTTCCAACCCGATACGCATGTTTGAGTGCACACGATACTCTCCACTCTAACATTTTGGATTGGTATCCTAAGTTTGAAGAGACTTTGACGGCCTTTTTGCGTGCTCCTGGATCGGGAACTGTCTTTGTCCATTGCCAATGTGGGATTAATCGTTCAGCCTTCTTGGCGCTGACCTATATCACGACACATTACAACATGCCGTATGAACCTACCTTCGTGGCACTAAAACGCCAGCGACCCTGTATGTTGACAAATCCGGTCTTCAGGAAGCAAACTGAAGAGTTTGTAAATGGACGTATTCCGAATTCGGAAAACCAGGGACGTGGGGACGAGCGGATCGTCAATGGGGACGCTGGACTCTGTCCATCAGGAACAGGTACAGGGTTTGCGGGATTCGGGTGCTAAGCAAGAGGAACTAAAAGCCCGGATCGCTGAACTTCAAAGTCAACGTGAAACGCTAAGTGCCTCGAATGAAATCACAGATATTGTGAGGTGTTCGCACGTGGATTCGCAGATTCGCGAGATAGAACAGGAACTTGCTCAGTCCAATCCAGTGGAAGAGTACTACATGAAAAACATGGATATCTTACTTGATTATTATGGAAAACAGGATGCAACTTCAACTCTGTCCGCTCCTCTCCCAAAAGATGCCAATACGTTCCTTAAATTCTTTGTCGCAAATGTGCCCATGACGGATACCGGATTATCGAAGAAGCAGATGTTTGACGAGTACGTCACTCGTATGAAGCTCACGAACGGGCCTGAAGCCACTCAGTTGCTGACGGAACATTGTGTCGCGTGCAACACTGCGCGGGAAGAGATCAGTTCGGAAGGCATTCTTGTGTGCCCAAGTTGCGGGTCTGAGGAGTATGCGTTGGTTGTATCGGATTTCCCATCGTTCCGTGATCCCCCAAAGGAGAGGAACAACTACGCCTACAAAAAGATTAATCATCTGAATGAGATCCTTAATCAATTCCAAGCGAAGGAATCCACCATTATTCCCGAAGAGGTTATGAATGAGGTCATTCTTGAGATCAAGAAACGTCGCATTGATAATATTGCTGATTTGTCAGAGGAAGACATTCGTCAGATCCTGAAGAAGTTGGGACGGTCAAAATACTACGAGCATCGTGCTCACATCCTGAGTCGGTTGAATGGAAATCCGCCCCCAACCATCACCCCTGAGATAGAGGAGAAGGTTCGTGCAATGTTCCAGGAGATTCAGGCACCGTTCTTGCTGTACTGTCCCAACGACCGAACGAACTTTTTGTCGTATTCCTACATTCTCTACAAGTTCTTTGAGTTGCTGGACTTGGATGAATATAAGGTCTTCTTTCCGTTGCTGAAGTCTCGTGATCGCCTGATCGCACACGACCAGATATGGAAGAAGATCTGTGACTACCTGAACTGGGAATTTATTCAAAGTGTGTAAGTAATGGGACTGTTCGGAAAGAAAATCAAGGTCGCCCCTGCCCCTCCCGATGCGATTGAGCAGAAGTATATCATGGCCGCAATCGAACAATTGAGAAAGGAAGGAAAAAGTTTTGGTGAGGGTGAGGACGAGTTTGTGGATGTCCACGAGATGATGAAACTTGCGAAGGAACTTCAGGCTGCGGACAAGCCCAAGACATGGAAGGGAGGAAAGACGCGTCGTAGCCGTCGTCGCCGGTCTACTCGCGGTCGCTCGGCAAGCTCATAAGACCGTAGAGAACACCGAAAAAGACTATTGAATGAAGAATGAAACCAAATGCTGTAGGGCATCCATTGATTGCAACACCTGGAATCAATGAATTCACAAACTTAAATGTAATTGGGTTCGCCACAAGGAAAAAGGCGAGAGTGGAATACAATGAATACTTGAACTTCAATCCTTCAGACTTGACTCCCATTTATACTTTGACTGATGGAAAAAGTAATGGATCCAATTCCTATACTAGGTAGTTTAACTGGGTTTCTATGTTCATTTGTAGGTGTGTATTACTGTCGTAGTCGCCCACGAAAGTTCAAGGCTCCTGATCCGATTGTGGTTGTGCATCGGGGAGAGGACCCTGGGGATCCTAACTAAAGGAGCTCCTTTGCATCCAACACTCGGCTCCATGCGAAGAGCCATAGTCCTGATTTCTCGCACTTCTCAATGACCTTTGCAGATAGTTTCTTCTTATCGCGCTGTGCCATTTTATCATTTAGATTTCCAAGTCTAGTCCATAGTTCAGCGGGTCCTATCTTGTTCTCTTTCATCACGCGATGAAACTCATTCATAACCATGTCTGAGTTGAAGTTGGGAGCATTTGGTCTTCCCGTTGTTACTTTAAGGGTCTTGTACTTCTCACAAAATGCATCACGCATACGAATGAGCTCTCCGACATCAATTGCAGAATCATCTCCAACATAAAGCTCTGGAACTGAGACGGCCTTGTTCAGTCGCAGAAACTCGGCTTTCACCATCTCATCGGTTGCGTCCCACAGGATGTCGACGAGAATAGACTGAACGTCTGTGAGACCCTCTAATGCTTCACGACGGTGATTGGACTCGTAACAGACTAACTCTTTGTCCACACATGCCAAGTAGATCATTCCATCCACTCGCTTGGACTCAAGCATGTAGTTGTGAATGTCTTGTACTCGCTCTTTATCAGGGGGTCTGTTATGCTTCCACCTCTTGATCGGAAGACCATTAAAGATGTCAAGCGGGATAATACAAATTTGGTGAGACCCATGTGAATATCGCCAAACCTTGTCGTCCGATAGAAACTTCTGTAGATATGCCATTGAAAAATTGATGTTTGTTGAGTGAAAGTTCCGTTTTAATCAATTCCATATTGACTTGATTTTATCTTCCTTGATCCTTTTTACTGCTTGCTCTACTTTTAATGGTTCTGAACCAAGACATATTTTGCATACCTGACGAGGTCGTCCACCAATCCACTCCGGATTATACCTCTCTCGTTCACATACAATACATAGTTCATCTTGAATCCACTTTCGTTCAATACCGTATTTTTTTACGAGGATTGGTATTTCTAACGTCCAGGCTTCCTTCTTAACCGTACATTTAGAACAGTACCTAGTATCATTAATACGACAGTTATTAAGATATATTATATCTTCACCATAGTGACATCCTTCATCAATCTCGGTTGCATCAACTTCAAACCATGGGTCTGGACGAGTGGTTGATGTCGTTTGATGTGAATGTTTAACTTCAATAATATAACGAACCGATCCATTGTTCAATACTGCAATGTCTGCTATATACTTCTTCACTGGATCTCTATATTCGATAATAACTTCATCTCCATCCTTGTACTCAATATCGTGATCTGTATTACAATCATATGTTTGACAAGTCCCATGTTTACTCTGATTCAAACATGACCACATGAAGTTAATAGGTCTTTTTGCCTTTAACCATTCTGAAAGTAATAACTTTGCATGTTTATGGTTCTCACTCTCACCAGAACCTATGTAAAATCTACACTTGCTACTGGGATTGAAATGTGCAAAATGGTGTATTCTAACGTCACCCTTACGAATAATAACCCTTTGATCACAATCCGCACATCTATACTCTCTACCCCTTTGTGCCTTATTTGGAGTTATATATTCATTCGTTTCACAGTCAAGTGCCCCGTGTGTTGCCATTGAAAAATTGATGTTTCTTGAGTGAAAGTTCCAGTTTATGACTCAAACGTCAAGTCCAAGATTATACCCGGCGCGAACAGCCGGATCTCTGAGGTTTGGGAGCATTTCAATCCGTTCAATTATTCGATCACCTACTGGAACATGTACACGATAACTTGGTCCAAGTCCAAGAAGACCCCATCCAGAAGGATAGTCATTCTTTGACAGCTTATCAACGATCTTAATCAGTGAATCGAGGTCATCAAACTCTCGACGTACACCAGACATGTCAATTGAATAGAATCTCCGAAGAGGCTTTGTCTCCAAATGTACTTTCGGGGCCTTGGGCGCCTTAGGTTTGACCACTTTCTTCGGTTGAGAGGATCTGCGGTTTGTTTTTACTGAATGACACATAAGACATAGTGCTTGAAGATTTTCAAGATCATTAGATCCTTCGTCACGAAGTTCGTGGATATGGTCGATGTGATATCCAGACTCATCGAATGACTTCCCTCCCAAGGGACATTCGTAGTCTGGAACATTTGCAGCACACATATAGCGTTGACGACCGGCAACTTGCTTCTTCTGAGATTGAGTAACTTTGCGGATGGGCATTTTGGATGATATCAAACTATGACACAAACTCAAATCCATTTTAAATGAAAAATTGATGTTTGTTATGTGAAGGTTCCGTTTTTAGAGCGAATCAGATCGTTCCCGGACGTCAATGTCTCTAAACTCATCGTGCATCCATAAACCAGATGAATATCCGCTGAATCGTGATACGTTTGATCGAAGTCTTGTGTCTTCCAGACTTCCGTATACATAGGCGTCACCTACAATCGTTCCGTTTGTAAACAGACGTTCCAATGCCCACGCAGTCGCCATTTCATCTGTGGGTTCCATTGGATTTCGTGGTGGTGGAGGGCTTGGAATGTACGGATGAGTATCACGAGCCATAAGGATCGCTTCATCTACACTTCCGGCACTGTATCGAAGTTCTTGTATTGCACGGCCTCGTGTTAGACCTGCTTCATTCATTACTTGTAAGATTCGATGTTCAGTAGTAAAGGTATATGGTGCAATACGGAACCACATAGCTTCAGTACGTACAATTTCTTGTTTTGGGGTTGGATCTGGACGATTGAGTTCAATGTCGCTCAAAGCATGACGACACATGGGGCAAGTGGACGCATCTGTAGTCCATTTAGTTAAACATTTAATGTGGAAGGAGTGAGAACAACTCAGAACACAGCAACCTGTGGTCTTATCAATAGTTTCGTAGCAAATAGGGCAGTCTGTCATTTTGGCACACGATCCAGATATGATTGGTCAAATCAAATCCATTTTAATAGATCTCAAAAGAAGTGACCACTGCTACGTTGGACTCCTTACCGGTTATAGACCATGTATCCCAGTTATTAATATGTAGGACTTCATTGCCACCGATCTTGTGAAAGGCAACTTGCGTATCTTCCGGAGAGCAAGTGTAGACAATCCACGGTCCATCTTGTTCAACATAAGGAAACTCCTCAAGAATATCCAGTGACCAATGCTCATTGACTTCCGTAACTTTCCCAGACTCTGTATACCTAAACTTACGCTCACGAGTCACATATCCAAGAACTTTATCGCTAGGATTTTCAAGCAGTTCCTTTTCAACTATTGCAGAAATTGAATCGTGGGGTAGAATCGTAAACCCGAGATCATCACCCTTGCAGATAAGCTTAGCCATATTGTATACTGATTATACAACTGTATACGTGTAATCCATTTTAGTCCTGACCAAGAATGTTGACATACTTTCCAAATGTACCTTCACTTCCATAACAGAACTCTAGAACTCGTGGAGTTGTTGAACCAAGAGAACTCATTCGTGGAAGATCAGACATATCCGGAGTGCCAAAGGTCATTGCTTGACCAACAGCATTGACATAGTAGATCACGTCTCCATAAGGCTTCCAACCCTTTTTGGTAAGATCTGATCTCTTCTGCATAAACTCGGCATAAATTTCATCCGAGGTTGTGTGTCTTCTCATGACAGCTGAAACGATAGTATACATTATCTATTCAAACAGTAGAATATGTAATCCTTTTTACTCGTCAGGCATTTTTTTGACTACAGTTTATAATGGTTGAGATTAAGAACGCAAATCCGATCGCAGTGGATCTTCAAAATATCTACATATCTAATTTTGATTCTTATCGTTCTGATGATGCTCCAGAGTTTAGACACGCTATCTTGAAGCTTGGTACAGATTCAACTCCCCGTTTACTTGCAGGTAAAACAGAGAC